TTGGGCGTGTCGGTCGGGGCGAGGTCTTGCGAATACGTCCGCACGTCGCCGGGCTGCGGCGCGTTGGGATCGGTCGGGGGAGGGGCAATGTCGGTCGGGCCTTGTCCGCCGTTCAGACCGCTGATCTGGGCAGCGATGCCGGGATAGGTGGGGAGGCCGTTGTCGCCTTCTGGCCCGACCTCTCCGTTGATCGGAGCACCAGGGTAGTCGGGCAAAGAATATTGCCCCGGCCCCGCCGTTACTCGCGTGCCAGCATAGGTGTCGGCGCGGGTGCGATACCTTTGGTCGGACAGGTTGTCGTTGCCCCTGTCAAAATTGATCGCGGCGGTTTCGGAGATTTCACTTTGGTTCGCGCCCGCGCCGGTGAGCTGGCGAAGGTTGCCCTGAGCCCATCGGCGTTCTGCCTGATAGCCCGCATCTGACACGGGGTCACGGATGAGGCGTCCAAAAAAATCACCATCAAAGGGAATCACGCCCGCCGCCATCGCAGCCTGGTTCCGGAACGAGCCGGGATCGTACCCAGCCGCCCTTGCCGCCTGATAGTCGCGCTCGCCGCCAGCCATCATGCCGCCGAACAGAACTGCTTTTGCCTGACCTTCCGTGAGGTCACCGCCGGTGCGTTTGCGCTCTGCCTCTGCAATGGCGCGTTCCTCGGCTCGCGCAGCACGCTGGTTGGCTTCCTCGGCACGCGCGTTAGCTTCGATCTGGTTTTGGCGTGTCCATGCGTTTTGCTCGGATGCGCGCTGCTCGGCCGGCGTCGTCATCTGGACAAGACCGGGCACGGCGGCTTGCGGCTGCGTCTGGCTACGCGCAGCGGCCTGCGGACGTTCTACACGCCAGCGGTTGCCATCGCGGACATAGACGTTGCCCGCGTCGTCTTCATAGCTTTGAGCATCTTGCATTGGCATCACCATGAGACGTGGACGTGATCGCCTTCATCGAGGACGCGGAAGCCCTCGGAGCGCATCTTTTGAGCGAGTTGCGACATGCTCATTCCCGATGGGGGCGTGAGATCCCAGGCGCGGCCCCTGACGTGATTGGAGGTTGGGACGCCGCCAACAGCGCGGTTGTGTTCCGCCGTCCTCACGCCGCTCGTGAAGTTGACGCCTGGAACGATCTGCGAGATTGCCGATCGAGCCTGACCCGTGTCCCGGTAGGAAACCCGCGAGGGCTGGGACATTTCCGACGTAGCCCGCACCGGCTGGCCCGATGCAGGCTGATTAGGGCGCGGGCGCACACCGGGCGGCAGTTCGTCCACATATTGCGGGGCGCCACCCGGTGCCCCTTGGGCCGGAGGTTGCCAGCCGGGCGGCGGAAGCAGACCGTAAGGCGTCACCTGCCAGCGCTGGTTCTCAGCGGATGCGGGGCCTCCGGGGATAGGCTCCAAAGCTCCTCCAGCGGCATAGCGGTAACCCGAAGGCGCATCCGGCATATCGCCACCAGATAGCGCCATGACCGCATCTAGATCAGCGTCGGTCATGTGCTGCTCATTGATGCCAGACAGAACAGCCGGGTCGATCCCTTCGCGCTGAAGTGCGGGCAGGATTTGCGTTTGGTAGGCCGTCCAGCGTTGAGCTGGTGGGAGGTAACGTAGGCCGCGAGCGCCACGAACGACCGCATCTCGCTGGCGCGTCCTGTCCGCTTCCTGTTGGGTTCGCGTAGCTGATTGTTGCTCGCGGTTGGCACCCATAACGGACAATCCACCCGTTAGGTCGCCCCCCTGGAACAGTGCCCCCGAGGCCCCGGCATAGTCGCCGCGAGACAGGGCGTTTCCGGCTTGCTGGCGGACACCCATAAGCGCGTTCTGCTGCTCTTCGGCGCGAGCGTTCTCTCCATTGCGGAGGCCACTGTCGCGCATCTGGCGGTATGTGTCGAATGCGCTCATCTAGAAGCCTCCGAAGCCCTTGGCGAACGAGCCGAACTGTTTGGACAGGGCGTTTTTGCCGTAGGTGCCTGCAATGGTCCCCCACAGTCCCGCCGTGGCATCCGCCTTTTGGCCATAGGAGCTAGACAGGTTATCGGCATTCCGGGTCAGGGCGTTCTGGCTGGCATTGGCGGCCTGCGCTCCCGATTGGGCTCCGGTGTTGACGCCCTGCTGACCCAGCCCCGCCGCCTGGAACAGGGCATTGCGTTCGCCGTTGAAGACGCTCGTCCCGTAGTCGGCCCCGTATCTCAGACCCTCGCGAGCCGCCGCGCCGGATAGCAGACCGCCTCTTGCTGCCGCCGAGGCATTGAGCTGCCGTTGCCCGGCATCCAGGTTGACCTGATAACCAGGGGTCGCCCTGGTGAAGTCCAGCGCATTGACCGAACCATCCATGAGGCCTTGTAGCTTGCCGGTCGCGGTGTTGCCCAGCGCACGAACGCCCGCCGTGTCGGCATAGGTCCGCGCGTCTTGTTCGCGCTGGTAGCGCAGTGCCTCGTCCGTAGCGTATTGGCTTGCCGCAGCGGATTTATCCGCCGCCTGCTTTTGAGCCTTGGCCGTCTTGGACGCGCCGAAGATGTCGAGGATTCCGCCCATCAGGCCCTCCGAATGAACGTGTGTTCGATGGGCGCGTAACCAGCCCGCCGATAAAGGATTTCAAGTCTGGGATCGGTGGCGTCGTGGCGGCAAAGGGTCATCAACCCCGGCCCGGCCCATCGTTCGCCCTCTCGTCTCAGGGCATCGCCGCCCTTGGTCGCGTAATAGAAGACCTCGCTTATGACGGTCTCGGCATGATTGAACCAGAGCGGGATGCGGGCGAGGAGCAACACACCTCTATCGCAGACGAACACCGCGCCATCCTCCATCAGGTGACGGACAGAAGCCTCGCAGCTTTCTGCATCAAACTCGGCAAGGCCATCCCAGATGGATCCGGTATGCGCCTCGCGGCATAGCTCCAGAATGAGGGGAAGATCAGCCTCGGTCGCTACCAGGTGCGCGGGGCCTGTGCATTGACGATGCCATCGATCGTCAGATTGACCACGCCCGTCGTGGACGCATAGCCATACAGCTTCGCGCCGGGAATGATGTTCTTGCCGGTCAAGGCTGACCCCGCACCGGACGTTGCGCCGACCGACTTCGCCGTTTCAAGCTGGTTGCCGGTCGCGGCTGCTGCGCCATCGTCCGCCTTGTTCAGATAGACCAGAACGGCGGAACCCGACGTGTTGTTGTAGTAGGCATTCGAGATTTGCAGCGTCTCGTTCGCGCCAAGTCCAAGCGAGAGTTGGGCCGAGGCGTTGGTCAGGACGAAGGTCTTGGAATATGTATCGAAGGCCATGCGAGGCTCCTAGTTCAAGTCGTAGGTGACGCCGCCAATGCGAGCGCGCATCTTTCCGGCAGTGGAGTTGATCCAGACCATGCCGTTCACCAGGGTGGAGGGATCGGCCGCGATAGGTTGCAGAAGAACAGACCCGTCATCCCTGATGATGACCCTCTGAACCGGCGTTGTAGAGCCTGACGGAGCAGTTGAAATCGACACTTGGCCGGAACTGTTCGATCCCGTCGTGGCCCCGGTCGTATCAATCGAGATGTTTGCCACGTCGCGATAGGCAGAGCCGTCATAGGCACGCGCGACGATAATAGAGGCGGTCTCGCCTGAGCCAACTGCTGTCGGGCCTCCCGAGGTTCCGTTTGCCCGCCGAAGAATGAGCGCGCCGGAAGACCCATAGCGCATCGCTGTTTGAGCGGCGGTGAAGATGTTGGCCGTTCCAGCAACCGCCGTCGTGGCCCTCAAGTCCGTGTAGTAGAGGTTCGTCCCCTCGATGATGTTTGACGTGGAAAGGGCAGCCTCCGCAGCCGCCGTAAGCCGCCCCTGTGCATCAACCGTGAAGCTCGTCGTCTTGCTGGCCGAACCGTAAGCTCCGGCACTAACCGCCGTATTGGAGAGGTTCCCCGTCAGCGTGCCGGCCCCGTCGTTATAGGTCCAGCCAATCCCCGTTCCGTTCTGGATCAGGTTGGCGGCGCGGTCATCGACCTTCTCATCAAAGCTACTGGTGATGACCGCGATCTGGTCATCGGTCTCCTGAAACTTGCGGGCTGAGACCTGGCGATAGAAGGTCTGTTCTCCCGAGAGGTCCGCGCTCACCTCGGAGTTTCGCAGCACCGATTGCTGAAGCTGCTGGGTCGATTGGGCAACCGCCGCGTTCAGAACGGCAAGTCTTTCCTCAGCCTCCCGCAGCCGCTTTTCAAAGTCCACGCCCTTGGACAAGGCCAGTCCGAGAGCGCGTTCAGCCACCGCCTCAGCCCGTTCCGCAGTCTCCAGCCGTGGATCGCCGCGAACGCTTGCCAGGGCTCCTTGAAGGGAAAAGATCGCCCCTTCGACCCCCTCGACCCGCTGCGTCACCATATTGACTTGCGTCAGGCCTGTGTAGCCGATGGTCAGAGAGCGAAAGATGTAGTCGTTGTAGCCGCCGACCCGATAAAACGACTGCGACGCCCAACGGTGGCCATATTGGCTTAGTTGGCCAGTCTTCGGATCCACGAACTGAGGCTGCCGGTTCGGGGCCTCCAGCTTGACCTCAGCCACGAGAGCGTCCGCCTAGGGATGGGTTGAACTCGACCCCGGAAACCCGGATGTTCACGGCAGCGGACTCGCGGTGTTCAAACACCGCCCCAGGCGCATCGATCATGCCCCAGCGACGCCAGCGAACGCGCTTGCGATATTCCCCACCAAAGCCCGTTGATTGCTGTCTCCAGTCTCCCCAGGACCGCCCCTGATCGCGGGATATGCGGGTCTCCAGAATGGCTGGTTCGGAGCCGATCGCAGTCACACCGGGTGAGAGCGTGACCTCGATCGCATCACATTGGATGGGCTTTTCTGTCGGGACAACCGACGTAAACACCCGCTGCATTTCCTCGCCATCGTCATCGGCGCGGTCCGTGAGGGTGTAGATCTTGTCTCCTCCGACATAGGCGGTCTCGCCGTCGTAGAGGATCAGGGACGGGAAGGGCGACGCCCCCTGCTGAAACTCGCTCCATCCACCGGATGACACGTCATAGGCCAGAGTCATGTCGTCCAGTTGCAGGACGTAGAAGTCGTGGCCATCCCAGCTAAAAGCACCGGCCTTTGCGGTAGATGACGCCCTAATCTTCTCCTCTTGCCCGTGGTCGGAGATGCGCTTGGGAACGCTCTCGATGCGGTATGCCTTGTTGTCCTCACCCACGAAAAAGAGCGTGTTGTCCAGCAGGGCGATGCTGTCACGGTCCTTACAGCCCCTTGCGAAGCTGGCACCCTGTAGCCGTTGGAAGGGCCGCTCTACGTCACCTATGGGGGCGAACGGCTCAATCGAGGACGTGCCGAACACATACAGGATGTCCGTCAGGGCATAGACGGCGATGGCCGGGTCAGGCTCTCTCTCGGCAGAAAAGAAGTCGAGCGCGTTCCACGTCGTGTCGCCGGGCACCCTATAGTAGATCGTCCCGGTGTCGGCTCTTGTTGCAACGAGGAAGTTGTCGATCTGGGTGAGCGACGAGACCGAAGCCCCATCGGGGAAGTCCGTCGCTGCCAGCGTTCCGGTGTATTGATAGACGACCCCGCCCGACAGAATGAACAGGCCGTCCGTGGTGTAGGTGAACCTGGCCCGATCCGACCCGAACACCACGCCGATGATCGACGCCCCTCGATAGAGGTCCGTCCCCGTGATAGAGAACAGGTCGCCGCTGTAAACGCCGTCCTGCTTGTAGAAGCCCCGGCATTCGCGGTCGTAGAGTTCGGTCAAGCCGGGACGGGGATAGAGGATGACGCCCGTGTCAGACGTGGGGGAGCCTTCAGCATAGCGGTTCAGCAGCCGAACAGGCGGCATCTTGCCATTGAACCGCGAGTAGGCGGACAGGCCGAAGGGCAGTTGCATTAGTAGAGGGCGACCATGTCGGTCGCGGTCGTGCCCGTGGCCTTGACGCCTATGATCCGCCAGGGTCGCTCCCCCACCGGAGCGTTTTTCAACACACTTGACGAACCGTCTGCCCAGACAACAGCCACGTCGCCGGAGACGCCGACATAGACAGCACGGGTAGCCTGGAGAATGCGCACGGTGTCGCTGGGCGTGATCGCTACGCCAGATTCAGCCGCTCTGACATCGGTGTTCATCTTATCTCCAGTGCGTTTGGTAGGATTGGCGCGACAGATTCAGCACGCCGTAGTCACAGCCGGGGTTGATGCGGGGGCGATACCGCTGCGTCAGGTTCGACAGGCACTCGTCGGCAAGCGCGACGATCTGCGGCGTCAGGCTCGCGCCGTAGTCGGGCATCCGAACTGCCAGCAATGCTGCCAGGCCTTCGTGAAATTCTTCGGGAAACTGCGGCTCGTCGTCCTCTGTCGCGGGGGCTTCAACGATCCATTCGCGCATGTCTGCCCGGTAGAACCAGACGGTGGGGACGCTCACGCTCCCGTCTTCAATCGTTAGATCAGTCGTGACCTCGCATGCCCCGGAAACGCCGAACCGCGCGCCGTCGAATGGCTTCAGCGGTGTAATCAGGGCGGCGTCATCATAGAGGCCACCAGGTGTCGCATAGCCGTTATCCAGCACCATTGGACGTAGGGCCGGTCCAACGCCATGACCACGCATTGATGCGATCATGGCGTTGTAAGCGGAAAGAGCATCCGCCAGCTCATCGGCGGTCGGAGTTTCCCCCGATGCGATCACACGCAACATACGCAGCGCGCGAGTGATGAGCTGGCGGACTTCCATTAGCCGGATACCCGAGCGCCGAGACGACGATCCACGTTGGTGACGCCGTAGAAGACGTCCCAGCGGTGATTGTGCGTGTCGTTGGCACCATCGGAATAGCGCCAGTAGCGAACGGTCAGGCCCGTTTCCGGGTCGGTCGCGAAGTCGGCCTCGCCTGTGAACGGCATGGTCAGCTTGGCGGACACCAGCTTGATCGCGGTCTTGTGGAAGATCGCGTTCGGACGGAACACCGTGGACAGAGCACCCAGGTGGGTGATGGCCGCGTTGTCAGCCGGCGCGGCCGAGCAGTTCTGATACGCACCCGAGATGATGATCGCCGGAGCGATCGACAGGGTGACGTTGCCCGAACCGTCCGAGGTGGCGTCCGTCAGAATGGTGAACTGACGGGCGTAGCCCAGGTCGGCCTTGGTGCGCGGGTTGACGGCATTGACGCCCGCGATGGTGAAGACTTCACCAGCCTTGAAGGTCTTCGACACCTGACCGTCGCAGATCAGGCTTTGAGACATTGTGGAACGTGCCGACAGATAGGTCACGTTCTGCGAAGCGCCGTTGACCAGAGTGCCGGTCAGGGCGCGCGTCCCGGTCGTTAGGGAAGGCACGGTCTGCGTCATGTAGCTGTCCACATTCCCGATCATGGGGATCTTGGCGCGACGCAGGGCGTCGGCAGCGACATTGCTGTCCGACTGGGCAGCGGAGGCCAGCAGGTTGCCGATCACGCCGTAACCGTCCGCAGGGGTCAGGACGGCGTTGCAGTCGGTCTGAGGGATCGCCAGTTCGTCCAGGCGCTGGATGCCCGCGTAGAGAGCCAGCGGCGAGGACATGGTGGTGCCGGGAGTGCCGACCCAGTTGGGGAACTCGTTGATCTTGGCGATGGCATCGCTGTCGATCTGCGAGGCGATCTGCGACATGGCCGCGTCCAGCACTTTGGACTTCAGCAGGGAGTCAAAGTTCAGCGTGTCCTCTTGCGAGGTGAACTGAACGTCGATGCCCTTCTGCTTGTCGATGCTGACGGCGACCTCGCCTTCCACCACGTCCTGAGCGGAGGCGGTAGCCCCGTCGCGGATCGTGAATTCGGGCGGACGCTTCACATAGACGGTGCCACCGACACCGGCCTTGAAGGTCTTGTCCACGCCTTCGCTGTCGATCAGCTTGGCGAAAACGAGGTTGTTCTTGAGGAGCTTCAGGCCCGCGTTTGCGAAGACCTTCGGCGATAGAAACGAGTTGGCCACTTAGGTGTCCTTTCAGGACAAGCGCACCTTGTCCGCCAGCTTTTCAAAGGCCGCGAAATCGTTGGTGTCAGGCGCGACAGCGAACTGTCCGCCAGATCCACGGGGCTTCGGAGCCGGGGCCGGGGCATTGGTGACGCGATTGGGGGAAGGGGCGGGTTGCCCCAAGCTGGATTCGATCTTCGCCAGCTCGAAACCGATCATGTGAGCCGGGAGGCTCTCCAGACGGCGTAGGATGGCGGGGTTGTCGCCCAGATGGTCCGCCAGCAGCGGTCCCTTCTCAGACGACAGGATGACATCGGAAATCTCGCCTCGGAGTGCCGGAAGCGAGCGGAGCGAGACGAGGCCGTCAGGCTCGCCATCGGGGAAAATCTGCGCGACCTTGTCGTCAAAGGTCGATACCTGAAATGCCCGGCGCTGGGATTCCTCACGCGCCTGGTATTCGGCCCTGACCTCTGCCTTCGCCTCATATTTGGCAACGTCGGTGACGTATCGAACGTCAACGTCTCCCAAGGCGTAGTCATCGGGGTTTGGGGCTGCATCGCGCGGCTTTTCCGGCGCGGCTGGGGCGGCCTGCATCGCTGCATTGCGCCAATAGTCACGCTCCCGCTCGGCTTCACGCCGGGCTGCTGTGACCTCGTTAATCCGATCCTGCGCCGTCTTCTTCGGCTTGGGTTCGGGCTGGACTTCGGCTTCTTCGCCTTCGGTCGGTTGCAGTTCGTCCACTACCTGTTCAGGCAGCAGTTCGGGCTCGATAGCCTCGACGGCTTCGATTTGGTCAGTCACTTGCGCTCTCGCGATTAGCCCGCTGCGGGGTAACCAGGGCTGGGCTGGCCCTGTCCGAAGATCGCATTAGCGGCCATTTGGGAGGCCTGCTGATGGATGTGGTTCTGCATCGAGCCGTTCATTTGCTCGACCTCCAGCCGGGCTTTCTCTGCCTCGGCTTCGGCTTTCAGTGCATTGGCTTCGGCGGTGCGAACCTTCGCGGTCGCCTCGGCCATTTGCATCTGTTGCCCCTGTTGGGCCATCTGCGCTTGTTGCTCTTGCTCGGGCGATGGCGGCTCGGGATTGTCCTTGTCCTGCGTCAGTTGCGGCGGCATAGCGCGCTTCAGGCGCTCGGCAATGGCATCCGCATCGGGCCAGTCCTGCGCCTTGGCAATCAGATCACCGGCAACCTGAGCCGCCTGCGGAACCGCCTGGATGAAGGCGGTCATGGCCTCCGCGCTCTCGGCTCGGCGCGTCGAGTAGGACGGGCCGGTTTCGACAACGATGTCGTATTTGCCCCGCCCCAGATCCTTGCTCTCGGGGTGCGACGGATCGTTGACCCGGATGACCTTGGGCGCATCGTCAGCACCCAGAACGCGGATCGTGCGGGCCGTGTCATACACCAGAGGGATCAATGCGTTCAGCAGCCGGCCTGCCTCTGCGATCGCGAGCTTCAGGTTGTCGTGATAGATGAAGGTCGCAACGTCGCCCTCCTTCTGGCGGGCGATGATCGCGCGGCCGGAGGTCTCGTTGGACTTCTCCCCGAGAGACGCATCATGTAGGCCTGTGACGGCCTTCATGTCGTCTTCCGTCATCTGGGCTTGCTGAAGCACAGCAACAGGAATGTTCGGCGGATCAACGCGGGTCGGAGCCTGTTTACCGGAATAGATCAGCAGGGGGTCGCCCGCGCGCATCGCGTCGCGGAAGTCATCCTCGACGCCCTTCACGCTGTCCTTGTTCGCCAGCCATTGCGACTTCGGAGCCAAGGCGAGGGTCTCAGCAGCCACCGAACGCCAGTAGTTGCGAAGGCGTTGCGGGTCTTTTGCAAAGCGGATCAGGCCGAACCGCTCGCGCTTTCTGGCCACCTGGATGACCCAGCCCTCCGCCTTGATGATCGGCAGGCGCGAGATCGGCCACTCGATAGGGCCTTCCAGAACGGCATGGCCCGCGATCAGGTAAAAGCAGGCCGTTTTGCGGACGCTCTGGCGCGTCTTGATCGCACCCTCGACGACACCATCCTGTGTCGTGCCATCCGGCATTAGGGACAGCGTGACCGGCGCTTCCTTCATCACCCAATATTCAGTCAGGCGAATGCGGTCGGAGGAAATCCAGTTGTCCACCATCGTTGAGACTTCAAGCTCGGACGGCTTTTGGTCGGGGTATTCCTTATCAAAATCCTCCCGGTCCATCTCGTAGGGAACGAAGCAATAGCGGGCGTCAGCCCCCGTGGGGTCGACCGACAGCGGATCCCAGACGACAGCAAGCGGGTCTTGTATGGGCCGGATGAACAGGTCGCGGTCGAAACCGTCTTCCGTGGCGTAATCAATGTCCACTCGGAACGCGCCCATGCCGCACGACACCTGATCAGTCCCGCACTTCACATAGGCGATATGGGCTTTGGACTGGCTTTCGATGGACCGGATCAGGCCCTCGCGAACGTCCGCAAGGTCGTCGTCTGCATCCTCGACGGGACGGACCTTGATGCCCGGCCGGTTGATGCGGATGTCGCCCACCACCTGGGCCACGAACTGCGGCAGTCGGTTGATCGTCAGACAGGGACGGCCAGCTTGGCGACGAGCCTCTTCGACGCCAACATCCCACTGATGCCCTGCGAGGAAGTTCAGGTCATCGTAACCCGCCTCGCGGTTCTCGCGGTCGTATGTGGCTCCTTCGGTGAAACGCCTGCGGGCGTCGGCAAGGAACTCGTCTTCGTCGAACTCCGGCCTGTCGTCAGTCTGGGCGGGATCGTTCATCTATGCTCCCATCCAGCTACCAACGACGCGCGGTCGAGCGGCTTTCGGTTGGTGGTCGTAAACCGGCTCTGCAAACGTCAAAGCGATGCTGTCCCACTCATCGGGAGATCGCAGACCGCGCGACCGCATGGCCTCTTTCGACTCCAGCAGCAGCCGCTGGTTTGTGTCGTGGAAATAGCCAGGCCCGCACGCATCAGCCTGCAAGCTGTCCTTGTCGGGAATGTCCGCGCCGCCCTCTTCATCCAGCCAATCCCTCGATCGGCTCCACATTTCAGCGCGGCGGTTCTTCGGGCCCGGGCGCTTCGATCCATCCGGCAGGATTTCAACCGGGTCCATCGGGCCTGAGCCGAAGTTGACCGGGACAACCGTTTCGCCATAGCCCCAGCTTTCAAGCAGATCATAAACACCAGGCATCCCGCCCACGTCGATGAACACCTTGGCCGGCTTGTCCTCGTCAATGATCGTGCGGAGCCAGTTTGCCCCTTCGACCGTGCCAAGGCCTGACTTGCCCTCGACCTTGGAAACCTTGCGACCGCGACGCCATGCGACCGCGAACCTGTCCTTGCCTTTGTGGGCAGGGTCAGCGCCGATAACGAGCGGGCCGATACCTTCAATGTCCGCCTTGCGCGCCCTCAGCACCGCATCGGGCCTGATAAAGCTGTCGTGTCCCGTGGTCTGGAACGCCTCAGCCGCCGTGGCTGGATATTCCTGCTTGAACAGCAGCGGGTCTTTCAACTCCGCAACCTTCGACCGACGCCACAGCATCTGACCGTCAGTCAGGCCGTGTGCGGCTTGATACTCTGCCTCGTCATCGTCAGGGCTAAAGTCACCCTCGCGGCTGTATTCGTCCTGCCAGAACCACGGGACGAAGATCGCCTGATAGTCACCGATCCCGGCTTCCGCCTGTTGCCAGCGTTCGTGGAACTCGCCGCCCACACCGTTCGCCGTGGACTCCAGAATGATCTCAGTGTCGGGCAAATCCGGCACCGCTTGGATCACCGAGGCGAAGTGGCTCGCCGCATGGGGCCAGAACGCAACCTCGGACCCGTGGAATAGCTGGATAGTCTTGGAGCGGCCGACCGCCTTCGTGCCGGCCGTGCCGACCTGATAGCCGCTGTCCAAAACCGGGAAGCTGAGTTCCTTCGCGTTTGCCGCGCCCGTCGTCGGCTTCACCAAATCCGGGCAATGTTCGTGATAGCGGTTGGCCATCGCGAATAGGTTGTCCGTCGCGCTCTGCTCATGGGTCAGGATGAACACCTGACAGCCCCTGCGATGCGTGGCCTTGTGATAGAACCGACCGCCGATGAAGGTTGACGCGCCCTGTTGCCGTCCCTTCAGGAGAACCGCTCGGACCTTGCCCGTTCGTGCCCGCTGATCCTCCAGCCGCTCCATGATGTGAAGCTGCGCCTTGTTCAGTTCAAAAGGCTCGACCGCGCCAGCCTTCGTCCTGATCTTGAGGCACCTGCGGGCGTAGTGGGCGAAATCGTCCTTAAGTCGTTGCCGGACCTCGCGCTCGTCATCGGAGAGCGGCAAGGGCGTCCTCATGCGAGACGGTCAGCTTGCCCTCAGTCTTGTCGATCACCAGGCCCAGCAACTTCGCCTTGCCCATTGTCGCCGCCACGGCGGCGCTGGATTGCGGTGTCTCGGCTCCGAGCGCTGCTTTCCGGGCAGCTTCCAGTTCGGTGACAAGGTCCGCAACGGTGATTTCGGCTCGGATCGCTCCGCGCTCTAGCAACTCAGACACGCGCGTCTGAACCTTTACATTCCTTGACAGGCGAGAGGCGGCAGTTTCGTCGCGCTTGTATCCGGCTCGTTCGTAGGCTTCGGTCTGGTTCTGGCCCTTCGCGATCTCTTGGGCGAACCGTTCGTGGCGGGCGTTCGTGAGGGCGGGCATGATCGCCTCCACTTCGAGTTAGCTATGTCTAGGTATCGCCCGCGCTCGACACTGTGCTGCGATGCGGTTGTGTGGTCACTGTTCGGGCGGGGCGATGGGAGTTAGCGGCTATGCGCGCCTCAGAACGGTGACGCTGCCGCCTGTTTCAGGGTCAATCTCAATCGCGATGGATACGGCGCGTTCGGCGTCAGCTCCAGCCGCCATTGCTCCGCGCGCAATGCGTTCGCCGCTGCCCCAAGCGTGGTATGGGGAGGTGACTTCTATCCAGCCACCGCCCCACCACTCTCGGACGCGAGTGTCGGCCGTGCAAAGAATGCCGACCCCTGCGCCATCCCATTTGGCGGGTTGCGCGTCGCGCGAGCCGCTCGCCCACTCTGCGAAAGCCTCTTGCTGCTGAGTGTCGCCGCTGTAGCCCCACCAGGCTCCGTCCGGGCACTCACCGATCTTAATGACATCCCCGCAGCGCGCGTTGTTGCCGCTGGTGATTTGCGTGTCCGCCGCCAGAACTCCGTCGCGATAGGCGATGGTCGTCATCATCCCTCGCTATTTCTTGGTGTCCCGTGTCCCGTGACCTCGCCAGCCGTCGCCGTAGCTCGGAGCTTGGGTGGTGTGGGGAATGTCGGGAGGGTGGAGGGCTAGGCGGCTCTTTGCCGGGCGTAAGCGGCATCAAGCGCCTTGGTGTCTCTGAGGCGTTTCTCAGCGGCTAGATCGCCATAGACCGAGACGAGTGCGTTCAGCGCCTTGACCATCGTAGCCTCGGCTTGCTTCGCGAGGCGCGAGTCATTGCGAACGATGCCGGAAATGTCCCTGCGCTCGGTCACCACCTGGGTGAAAAGGACGTGACTGGCGACGCCAGCCTTCTTCAAGAGCCGCGCGCTGATCGATCCCGCTCGCTGGCTTGGCTCACCGCGAAACCGGGTGATGGCCGCATAGGCTGCGCGAGGCTCATCACACAGATGCAAACACTCTGTCAGGCCGAAATCGTCGCCAGCTTGGCGCTCATCAATCCAACGCGCCGCCGTCTCGCTCAAAAAGATTCGAGCCGCCTCAGCGGGCACATCAAACCACTCGCCTCGAAGCCGCCTTCCGGCAAACTCTACGTGCGCCGCCTTTTCCAGCGCCTGAGCCATAGCGGCCGGGACCGGCTGTTCATGGGCAATCTTTAGCTCTTGCCAGTTGCCGATTTGGAGCTGGCCTAGCCGCGATTTCGCGGTCCCGCCGTGCCCGATTTTGACAGGCCGTCCTGATTCCGGTGCAATCACATAGACACTGGAAAGCCGCAAAGCTGAAAGCCTGTGTGTGGGGGCGAGGGGGCATTTTCTGCCGACGCGCTTCGCGACTGTCTTTTTTTGGCCTGATCCGATGTATTCGTCAAGTGGTCTAAGCCGCCATCCGGTCTCTGCGCTCCCGACGCTCCCGCAACAGACGCGGCGCTTGCTCCTTGATGTGCGCCAGAAAGGCACAGGCCGCTCGAACGGATGCCGCTTGGGCGTGAGGGTTGGTCTCTCCGGTGCGCTTCTCGACCACGCCCCGCCAGCGGGTCATCAGGTCAGCGTCGGGGCGCAAGAGGTCGAATAGCATTTGCATTGCGCGGGTCGGCATGGCCTCCTCCACAACGCTGAGAATGATGCCCGCCTCGATCATGGCCTGGCTGACGTTTTGCCCTGGCGCTCCCTCCACACTGGCGCGGATAAAGTCGGGCCGGCGCTCGCCTCCGTTCTCCCCGTTGGCGGTCCTAACGAGATCGTCCAACCAATCGACGGCGGCGCGCTCCAGTCCTCCAGCGGGTAGCAGCGTGTTGAAGCAGTTCATCCGCCATGCGCCGGTCAGGCGTCCCGTGCGGGGATCTACGTTGACGGCGGTGCTGGGCTGGGCGCGGACGGCGGCGATCATCTCGGCATTCTCCTCTCGCTCGGCACGGTGGCGCGCGGCTTCGGCCGGGTCGTAGGGCTTGGCACGTTTGCGACGGGTCATGCTGCTTTCCGGTAGCCACCACGTTCGATTTCGGAGAGTCGCTTTTCGAGGGCAGCTGCGGCTTCTAGGTTGGCTTCAGCATCGGCCCGCAACCGCTTCGCCTCAGCCCGCGCCTCCTTGATGGCCTGGTTGAACTGCCCGCCAGCCTCGTTTTCGTCCGGCCCCAACCCCATGGCATCCCGCATGTTCGAGACCCAAGCGAAGGGCACCTTCAGCATTTCGCCGATTTTTCGATCGCTGAAATCGTCCTGATAAATCCCCAGACTTTCGTCGTAGTAATCCATAAGGTGCTGACGGATGCGCGTCTTGTCGGCTTGGTTTGGCTGGCGAGGTTGTTCGGCTTGCACGGCAGGCTCCTTGGGAGTGACCTTGGCGGGGAGACGTGTTACATTGTTGATGCGACAAAAAGCGGCGCGCTTTTGTGCCGGGGAAAGCTCGCGCTTCTTTGTAACACACTTCGGACATTCATCGTCAGTGCTGCGCTGACCCATTTCCCAGCCTTTCTGTTGAAACTTCTTCTTGACCATTTCGGGCGGAGCGCCCTTTCGGGTCGTGTCGAGAAACGTTCCTTCGTATCCGCAAGCCCGACAGGTCGTTGACTGAAACCGCTGATAGCGGCCCTCCAACATATCGGTCGTCATCCGGAAGCGAGTTGTCGTCATGCAGCTGTTCCTAGACGGGGGTGGGGGTCGGTCATGTGAAGTCGGCTAGAAAGCGCTCAAGCGCGTAGTGGAGGTCTCGCGCCTCATCGATGCCGAAGTTGATTTCGGCTTTGTCGGTAATCACCCGCACAAATCGGGGAGAGCCGCCGCCGTAGCTGAGAACGCGGACGCCGTTGATCGTCTTGTCGAAGGTGTCGTGAAAGCGCGGGTTCGGGGTCATGCGGCGCGCTGGGTCTGAGCGGACTGCTTGGCGAGAAGGGTGCGCATCTCTTTACTGACGCCGGTTTCGTCCACCTGGGCACAGGGCGGAGGGATCATGCGGGTGCGACTGACGGGCGGCGGGGCCTTGGCCTTCATCTGGGCGTGGAAGTCTTTCATCAAGGCCGCGACCTCTTCGGCGTTCTGCTTGTGCTGTATCGGGGTCGGCTCGCGTTCGTGATCCTTGATTGGCTCGACACAGGCGCTTGACGCGATGTGATGCGCCCGCGCCCATTTGTTGCTGTTCGGGACCGTGGTCGCCAGCTCGCGCAGCTTGCCAGGCTTGCACATCCACTCGGCATCCGGGGATTTCACCCATGCAGCCATGCCCGCTTCGATCGCAGCCGCCGTGAGGCCTGACAGGGCGTCGATGTAGTCCGCCCACCATGCGGCCCATTCAGCGTCGTTCCGCTGGGGCTGTGGAAAGAGCGCAAACCGCTGACTAATCGTGGCCTTGATCTGGGCTTCCGACGCCGGGGCGCGGGCGGCGGCGCGCAAGGCTGGCAGGGCTTCCGCAGCCTCGGCCTTCAACAGGGCCGATCCCGCAATCACGCTGATCGCCTTGTGATCAGAGGCTTCGACGAGCAGCCAAGATTCCAGCGGCTTGCTCAGAACCGGCCCAGCTTGCGGCGTAGTTGTCGTGGCGGGCAGCGAGTTTGTCGGGTTTTCCATTGATGGGCCTCAGTGCGTGGGTTTTCTCGGCGGGGGCGTCGTCGTCCCAGCGGCCCTGGTTCAGCCAGGTCGCCGGGTAGGGGATGAACTGCGGATCGTCCCAGCCGGGCAGGGCGCGCTCCAGACCGGCCATGATCGTGGCCAGCGGGTCTTCGCCGCCGACATGGGCCATGGCCTTGGCGAACGCCTTGCCCGCCGCGTCCTTGCCGGCCCGCTTCGGATAGGCCTGCCAGAACGCCAGAAAGCCCCTCGCCACGTCGGTTCGAGCCGGGCCTCGCGCGGGGGTATATATATCCCCGTGGGTATGGGGG